AACTTTTTAAATGAGTAACCACTAGCACTCTTACAATCTACTAACTCACCATCTATCTTACAGTCTTGATGTCCTTTAATACCTTCTACATGTACTTGTTTTTGTTCTTCAGTAACAATATGACCAGATGCTCTAGACAATAATATAAGTAAGTCTTCAAGTATATGACCATATAAAAATTTAATTCTAGTAGCAGAAGATATAGGTCTTGCTTCTGAACTAGAATGTTTATCATACCAAAGTTGTCTTGTTGGTTTACCTATAGCTGATAAAGATAATTTTCTATGTTTCCTAGGTTGTTCATTTAGAACAGTCTTAATATTATTAGTTACGTTCTTTGTAAATTCTTTTAGGTGTTTATCTAATTCTTTTTCATCTATAGTATTATTAACTAAAGGGTCAAATAAATTATATATATCTTCTACTAATGTATCTATTGTTTTCATATCTAATATAGTGCCCTGCAATAAATACAAGGCACTACCCTTTCTAGGTTAGAGATTAACTAGCAAAAGAAACTTCTTCATCAGCTTCCTTAGATACGAAACCATCTTCAACTACACCAAATGCTTCATCAGCATCAGCATCAGTATTGTAAGGTATTAAGTTGGTTACTTGTATTGCTCTTAAATCAGCAGATACACCAGACTTACCACCAAACTCCCACTCATATGTAGAATATAATACATTAACTTCAGAACCATTACCAATTAATGTACCAATCATTGCTCTCTTCTGAGCATCTACAACTTCAGGAGCTTTATTTAAGTTACCATCTTTTCTTCTTACTTTTCTTTTGATAGTAACAAAGTCACCTCTGTCATCATTCTTATTCTTTACAGAGATTCCATCACCTAAAGCAATCTTTTTATTCTTCTCATCAAGATTACCTACATCTACAGTCCACACACCATCTGAATCAAATGTTGTGTTTGGACTTGTTATACTTGCCCAATGGGCATTACCTTTTATTACACTCATATTATTATCCTTTATTATATTTAAAATAGAATTATCGCATACCTAATTAGAAAAGTCAAGACTTTTTTTCCAAATAAATGTATTATTTAATTGTAAAACTTTTGAAGTTTCTATTCTAGATATTAAGTCTTGTTTGTTTTGGTAACTCCTACCCCAAACTTTATAGTTTGCATTACGAAAACTATTTACCCTGTCATTTAAGTCTACAACTTCGTGACATAATTCTCGTAACTCTTTAGAGTCAACCAAAAGATATTTATCTTCCTGTTCAAAAACAAAGTAATCACATTTGCCATATAGCCAACCTNGATTACCCATAGTGTTCTTGAACTCCACTACAATCCANAAGTCATCAAAACCTTTTGACTTNTCTGTTCCTGTTCTTCTTGCTTTTACATCTACTGTAAATTTTATTTCCTCCTTTGTTAATATTAAATCAATATGGTCAGACATGTTCTGAGAATCAGAAGCAACCTCTACTTGATACCCTAACTTAACTGCTTCATCTATAAACATATTCTCTGTTTTAATACCACGTTTAATATAATCTTTGTGGTCATGTCTACCCTTAAACTCTTTTACTAATGCGTTTCTGCCCATGTTTTTCCCTCCTTCCATTCACTATCTAATGGACACTTCATTTTTAACTGATGCTCTGTATCCTTCATTGCATCTTTGGTAATACTACCAAACTTTTTAACATCTTTCTTTGCAACTTCATATTGATATTCATCATGTATAGATGCAACTAACTTAGCATCAACACCTGATTGTACTATTCTTTTGTTCATATTTATTAACCATAACTTACATACAACAGCACCTGCTCCTTGAAGCAATGTGTTTAATGCACTATGTGGAGAACGTACATGCAATAGTCTACCATCAATACCTTTTATCTTACCTCTTTTAGCTGTTTCAGTTACACTATCCCTAACTCTTTTTAGAGCAGGCATATTAGAAAGAAATCTGTCTATTAATTGTTGACCTTCTTTAGCACCTTTACCTACTATTTTACCTATCTTTGCTGCACCTGCTCCATACATAAAGGCATAGATAAATGTCTTTGCTTGGTCTCTGTCTGTTAGTCCTGCCATTTTCATGTTAGCTGTATGTATATCTCCATTTAAAACTTCTTCAGTAAACTTTGCATCATCCATAAGATGTGCTAAACATCTAAGTTCTAAACCACTAGCATCAGTACCAACAATAGAATGAGTATAGGGATTGTCAACAGTCCAACATTCCCTACACTCCTTTCCATATGGAGAACGAACAGCAGGAATTTGAGCCATGTTAGGGCTATTGTGTGCCATACGACCTGTTACAGTACGCAATGTCATAACTCTACCATGTACTCTACCATCTTTATCATCACATGATTCAATCCAAGATTTAATCTGTGCAATTCTTTTTTGTAATAACAAATACCTAGCAAACTTTTTTGCTTCTTCTAAGTTTATGCTATTTAAAACTTCTTCATTAACAATTACATTACCTTTATCAGTAAGCTTCTTAGGTTTCCAACCTAGCTCTTGTAGTCTATCACCTATCTGTTGTCTTGAACCTATGTTAAAAGGTATGTATTTTGTTTTTGTTTTTAAATCTTTTCTTGTAGGGTCAAAATGTATCTTAGACCATTTAACTAATACATCAGCTTCATCTTTTAATATATTATGTAACGACATAGCCTTACGTACATCTAAAGTAAACCCATTCTTTTCTTGTTTGTCTATGATAACTCTTACTTGATGCTCTAAATCTATTGAAGAACTAGAGAAACCTTTACCCTCTTTTTTTAAATGTTCATACAACTTATGTGTTATATCCACATCTTGCATACAATATCTTTTTAATTCTTCTGTATACTTTCCAAAGGAATCTATCTCACCTTTAGGAAAATTAAATCTATCACCCCATGCACGTAGTCCATGACCACCATCACGTAATGGATTAAATAATTGTGATAGTATTAATGTATCTAATACTTGTGATGGTTTAATAGATGTACCTAGTAATCTATTTAATACAGGTGCATCAAAAGATAAACCATTGTGCATAATGTATTGGTCAATATCTTTAGACCACTTCTTAAACACATGCATATTACTTGGGTCAAATACTGTAGACACATTTGTTTTAATATCTTTTGCAACAATACAATTTACTACTGTAGCATTTATCTGGTCTGTTTCTATATCAAGTACTACTTTCATTTTCTCTTTCTCCACACCAATTACAGGGTTCACCTTTACCAACTTCCATCATACTATGCTCTTCATCACAGTAGTGTTCCCACATTTCTGGTTTAAATAATTCTTTTTGTTTTAAACTATCATCATCAAATGGAAAGGTATGTTCTACATAAACATGTGTATTACAATTAGGACAAGATAAGTTACTTATTATATCATATCCATCATGAGCAACAGAGCCATCTTGGTCTCCTCCATGTATTAATTTTGTATTACAATGTAAACAGTTCATTAGAATGGTACCTCCTCATTATTTTCTGTATTATAATCTACTTCGTAGGGATTGTCAATCTCTTTCATACGACCTGTTTCTTTATTATAATGTAGATGTGTAGCCACACCTGTCTCACCTGTATATCTATTCTTTAATATACGAATCGTTGTAGTATTAGACTTAACTTCGTCATCATCTTGTTGATTTCTTTCTAATCCAATAACACCATCACTAAGATGTGCAATAGATGCTGAACCTCTGAGATGTGATAGAGTAATCTCTTTACCATTCTCATGTCCTGCATCACCTGATGGTCTACGTAGATGTGATACTAATAACATACCAATATTAGTTTGTTCTACAAGAGAACGTAGCTTAGTCATCAATACATCAATAGACTTTCTTTCATCTCCATCTTCTTGACCTGATACAAGTATAGATAAGTGGTCAACAAATATCCATTTACATTCCAATGCCTGTGCCATGTATCTTACTCGTGATAGTATCTCGTCATTATCAATAGAACCAAAATGGTCAAAGGCAAAGAACCTACCAGAGCCTACTGTATTCTTTTGATAATCTTGTAACTGTTCTCTACTAAATTTATCTCTAATCTCTTTGATATACAATCTAGCATTAGCTTCAACTGACATAATATTAAATGCAGTATTTTTAATACTTTCTTCTAATGCAAGTATACCTATGTTATGTTTTGTATTCTTTAGTAAGTGATGCATAAGCTCTCTCATAATAGAAGACTTACCCATACCTGCACCAGATGTAAATGTAATCAA